TAAACATTATAATTATTTCGCTGAAATTGTTAAACGTTCAGCCATTAAAAGTCCTGATATGACTGACACAGAATTTCAAAAATGGAAGCACGAAGTTGATAAAGCTTGTAAGGAAGTAGCCGAAGCCGCTTACGTATGCTCTGATGGTACGATGTTTAAACCATTATACCCTGGCATTATGAAAAGTGGCTGGTTTTGCACACTACACTGCAATACAGTTAGTCAACTAGTGCACCATTTAGAAGTGTGTAATTTGTTAAAGGTTCCTTTTAATGAGGTGGAAAAGATGCACATCTGTATTAAAGGTGATGATGTGGTACAGGATGCCATACAGGGAGTTAGTATTGATAAGTACACCAAAACTAGTGACTCCCTCGGGCTTAATCTTGAGATTAATGAACGAGAATGGAGTGATGGTTTCGAGTTTTGTAGTTGTATAATCAAACCAACAAAACAGCATGTTGCTGCAGTACCTGTAAGGTTTACTAAGCACATCGAACACCTCAGACGTGTGTCTGGTGGTGAGGTTGCTTCTTCACTTAGTAGTCTAATGCGTGAGTGGGTTTGGTCTAAAGATCATTTTCAGTTCTTTCAAGACCTTTACACCACCATGCATACGAAATTTGGAGAAGAGATTTATCCACTGTCGTTGATTCCTGAAATGGAGCAACTGCAGTCGAGCTTATCGGGATTGGAGTGTGGGTTGGCGCAAAATGTTGCCAAACTACACCGGTCCCTATAGAAGCGACGGAGCGTGGCAGACGTCCGTGGAGTTTGGAGAAACTCCACCGACGTCTGAACTCGATGCGCAGAGTCGGTTACACGACACGGCCTATGCGCATTATGAGGATTTAGGCCATCGTATGGCTGCTGATGAATATTACAAGAACCATACCAAAGGATTGGGAATTTCTGGAACCTTGGCAGGAAATGCCGCGGAGTACGGAAACCAATTACTTAGGTCTGGTAGCAATATTATCAGTGGCGCCCTTACATACGGACCGTTAGGTGCTCTAAAGGGCGCGCTTTCTAACATGTTTACGTTGAATGATTATATGTTCAATCACGATAAATACATGAAAGATATTGTAACCCTTTACAGTACCGACCCGGTTAAAGGTAGTTATTTGAATAGGAAAGGAAACGCAGCTATAGTAATATCGCAGCCACCCATTTATCATGGGAGGCCGGATGTGAATACTGCGGGTCGAACGGCAGTTGCACCTAGTCAGGGTGGTATTCCTAACGTTGGAACTAAAGATTCCACTGGTTCTGGTAATACCCTTGTGTTGTACGACCCATACCATTCAAATGACTCCTTGGGTAGGAGGAGGTGGCGCAAAAGAAAGCGAAAATATGGCAAAAACAAAGGCTAAGAAGCAAGCAGCGGCTCAAAGGACAAGCGAGTTATCTCGCATGAATTCGGAGGATTCACAGAAAAATGTGAATCCTCCTCCTAAAGCCAAAGCTAAAAAGAATAAGAATAAGTTGGGAAAACCCAAAGGTGCTAATTTTGGTGCCCTCTCAACGATAACAACCGCTCCAGTAGCGATAGGAAATTCTGTAACTGGTGCTTCAAAACGCATCGTTAAAAGCGGAAATAATGTCGTTATTTACGGAAGAGACTTTATGTTTTCTCCCATTGGAACTTCTGCACAGATTTTAGGTTGGTGTCTAGTAGGAGGAACACCTTTAACACCGGCGTGTTTTGCTGATAGTGTTTTAGCTAACTACCAACGGATGTACATGAAGTTTCGATTTAAGAGTTTTGTTGCTCATTACATCAC